ATTATTTTGTATAAACTCTAAGTATGCATTTTGAAACTGACCATCTTCATCTTGTTCCTGCAAATCAAAACTGTCGATTGGCATATCCATAACCAGTTTGTTTTTAATGTATGCTTGTTTTTTCTCTTTAGATATTCTTCGCAAGAAAGCATAATAAATGATTTGCGTGAAATAAGAAAAAGGATTGCTAGATTTATCAGGATCGAAATTGTCAATGTATTGAATACAATTCTCAATACCATCCAGGATCATATCATCCTTGTATGAGTAGTTAATGAAGTTGGGTTTGTAAGATAGATGAGTTGCAATTTTAAGTATACACTCGCCAATGTAATTAGTAACCTGAGGTTTCGGTGATCCGCTTTCCTCAGCTTCCTTTACCTTTTGTCGATATTCTTTTATTGCAGCTAAAAAATCAGCATTGTTTACATAATGAGCCATATTAAGTTCCTGGTTTTAATCCAGCAAATCACATTATACAGTATTATTGATTAAAAAGCAAGTTTGATTATTTTTGCAATTAAAATAAACTTGCTTTTTATTTGACATCCGAGGATAATTACGGTGTCGGGGTTGATGATGAGATTAGTGAAATGTTTTATTTCCTTTCGAAACAACTCTCGTTTCTTCTTTCTCTTCGACAGGAGATTCTTCCTGATTACCAAACAAAGATTCTAAAACATCTATACGCTTTTGTATTTCCTCTGTAGTTAGACTTTCTGTATCTTCCCAATCAAGAGTTTGCTGCTCTTGTTCTTTTTTGTTGGTTCTCAACTCTATATGTTCCTCGTGTTCTTTTACAATCCTAACATAATGAGGAATGAATACTTCATGCATTTGTTTGGTATACATTATATGTGTCTTTAGGATATTGAACATCTTGTCTGACGAGAATTGGCAATAAGGAATTGCTGTTATAGATTCACCATCTTCTAGTTCTCTTGTTTTAATTAGCATCGGGTTCAATAGATTTAGAGTGGACTCACTCTCAGATGACAAATCTGCCATCAACTGCTCTCCAGAAACTAATTTTACAACTACGTAGTTGGACATAGATTTACCTCTACCAACTTAGTTTCAAACTGTTCTTCAGCATACGTCTTATACCTTTCTGCTGCATGATTTAAAGTATGATTCTTCCAAGACTTCCAATGTAAGTCATCTGCCATATCGTAAAGATTACAATGAGTCTTACCTTTCTTTAATCTTAATCCACGACCAATACTTTGTAAATTCCGAATCTTACTTTTAGATGGAGAAGCAAATATAACATTCTCAATCGAGGGGATGTTAATGCCAGTTGAAAAGGTTCCGAAAGACGCAATAATAATAGCATCATCCTCACCTTCAGTTATGTGTCGTATTGCTTCCCTGTCGCTGGTATCAGTTCCACCATATACAAAAAATACTTTACGATCTTTATGCGCTTGTTGTTTTATCATTTCATAGAGAACTTTACCATGCTTCTCAACATACTGGAATAATACTAAAGTATTGCCAGTTGATCTAAGTGCTAAATTCCTAATAAATTTATTCCTCGGTTCATGAGAAACAATCCAATCCATCTCTTCCTGGTATTTATTATTTTTATTAGCCTGTCGAATTTCTTCAGAATACTTTAGAATCAAACAAGTTATGTTTAACTTGGCAACTCTATCTGTTTCCATAAGTTGTTTGGTTGTAATAACTTTATGAACAGGTCCAAATATACCTTCAAGAACTAAACGATGTACCTTTTTGTTATCAAGAGTTCCAGTTGTTCCTATTCTGTAGGATATGTTGTCCATCTTTTCCATAACACCAGTTAAAGATTTCGCTTTAAAGTTGTGCGCTTCATCTCCAAACATAACATTAAATTGTTTAAACCAAGCACGTGGCTGGAGATAGATTGATTGCCATGTAGTAATCAATACGTCTTTGCTAAACTCTTTGGGGAATCCACTATACAGTTTTTGACAATGCGATTTAACTGACCACTTGTTGACTGAGGAATAATCCTCGAAGTCAAAGTACATTTGCTCGACTAGAGAAGTTGTTGGAACAATAAGAATGCATTTATGTCCCTGCTCTAAGTGCCAACGCATAACGCTGTAAATAATAAATGATTTGCCAGATGCAGTTGGTGACAGCAATACAACTCTGTCTTTGTCTAAAGCAGTTTTAATTGCTTCTATTTGGTAATCTCTAATTTCTATCTTAGTTGGTAGATCTAAAGATCGAACGTACTGCTCAATTTTTTCTAACGTATAGCCATGAGAAAACTTCATATCGGTTTTCCATGTAACTGTGTAATTATTATTCTCGCAAAATTGCTCTACGTAATTGATTAGTCCAACGTATAATGTTTTTCTTACCTGATCATACAGGCGAACTTTACCATCCCACAATCTTGCTCTATACTGCGGTGTAAACCTAGCACCTGGATATTCGTAAGTGAAAAAGTCGCAGAGTTCCTGTTCTATACTCGCATCTGAAAAAACGCGGACATGAACTTCATCGAGTTTTTCAATAGTTACTGTAGTCAATTACATTCCTGCTAGAAATTTTTTCCATTCCACGGCAGTTTTAAGTTGCCAGTCTCTGGCTTTAATTTGCCCAAGAATAGATTCTAAAAGATATATCATCGTTTCGAGATATTTTATTTTGACTTCTAATGTATTTAAATCGCTGTCGCCAGTTAAGAACTCATCCATCTCATTCTTCATTGGCTTGACTCCTTGCCACTGCTCCCATCCGTATTCAGTTAATTCATCGCGTGACAACTCACCACGATAGTAACGGAACTTGGACTTACGCAGCAAGTTGTAATCTGATTGTAGTTTTGTGTATTTGAGTTTGACGCCGATGAGTATCTTTATATACTTGGCGTGTAGTTTTGGAGTTTTAGTTGCATGTTCACCGAGATAATTATCGTCAATCTCACAGTCTTTATCCCAGGTATCTTGCAATTGTTCAATGTTCATAATATCCTCACTTTCATAGTTATTATACTATGAAATTGTAAAAAAGTCAAACGAATTTGTAAAAATTATATCTGAATGTAGCGCTGCCTACCAAGTATTGTACATCTTGATTGGTTGATTGGAAGGTTAGAGATTCCAAAGAAACAGGAATCAGATCGATAAACTGAATTGTTTGCACACCTTTATTATTTGCACCTAATATTTGTAAAGTTCCATCAGAATAATTCTTTTGCAACTCATTCGATGGACCACCTTCTGCATTATCTACGAACATCTCATACTGACTATGGTTCTCTGGGAACCCAAGTCCCTTTAGCCAGTTGTATACTGCTTTGTAATTAGCCATGCTCTCGTCTACGAGAAATTGCACGTTTAGCGGTTCGTAAGTAATGATGTCGCCAGCAATTGGAAATGGCGTTAAAGGATTGTTGGCTTCAAACGCTGGCAAAGAAATGCCAGGAATAGTTACCTGCTGAGCAAAGTACGTCAGATCTGGCAACTTAGCAATACTAAATTGAAACCCATTGGGCGACAGTGGGTTAATATTAGATGGGATAGGGCAAGTAAGAGTAGTTATCATAATAGTTTTGTTTGTCAATAATTACTATTTATCAAAATAAAAAAGGGGAGCCGAAACTCCCCTTTCAAGTACAACTCTACGGTTGCTTAGATTACATAAGGTTAGTAATCTTAACGCGACGATAGTAATAGTTCTCGTTAGCGTTGAGGTTGCCAGTTCCGTCCAATTGAACGAATGGATTGGAGACCAGACCATAACGTGTCTTGAAGCCAATCTTTGGCTGGAAGCTGTTAGGATCAACAGCACGAACCAGCTGGAGAGGAACGTATGGGCAGTAGAACATACCTGCGTCGAATGCCGAAGCACCCTTGTAACCAACAACCATAAACTGGGTTGCGGATACGTTTGCAGTATATGGATCAACATACACACGATACTTACCATTCAGAACACCAGCAAATGTTGTGCTTGTGTCGTCAACAGTCAAATTGTTGTTCAGTGCTGGAGCATAATCCAGAACACCTGCCATTGCCAGTGCAGAAGCAACATCAGCAGAAGTGATCAGGAAATTACCACGACCACGACGAGTTTGCTGACCGATTGCATTTGCTTCGCGCTCAACTTGGAACATCAGACCCTTAAACTTCTCAACGGACCAACGACCATTGGAATCAACGTCCAGGTCAAAAGTACCTGCTACTGATGTTCCAACCGAAGCACCTGCCTTAGCAGTTTTGTAAATTGTACGGATGATTTCGCGATTGATTTCTGTCAGGATTTCTGTCGACAGAATGTTGCTCAATTCGCCTTCAGCATCAAGACCATGAACAGACTTCATGTCTTGTGCGAGTTCGATCGAGTACTCAGCTTTCAGAGCACGTGTCTTTGCAGTAACGCTGGTCTTCTCGATTGAGAAAGCCATTGCACCGAAAGAACCATCACCCTGACCACCTTGACCAAGACGCTCTGCGTCAGCAGTTGCTAGACCTGTACCAGTTGTCTCAGAACCACCGAAGTCATAAACACCGCTGTGTGTTCCTGTACCAGAGAAATCTGT